CTTCGATCTTATTTTGAGCTGCTTCTAAATCTGCAGTTTGTCTGCGACGTTCTGCATCTGCAGCATCTCTTGCTATATTTTGAGCTCTGAGTCTCGCTTCTTCTGCTGCTTGCTCTGGTGTTCTAGCACGATCATCAGCAGCAATTTGCGCATCCGTAGCCGCACGAGCTTCTACAGCATATCGATCCATTTCTTCTTGCAGCTTTACTTGGTACTCTCTGTTTAATCTATCGTACATGCCCGGGTCAGAGCTTGCCAAAGATTCGTCTGGTCGTTGTATTCCTTGTGCGGATAATGCGGCTTCAGCGGGGCCGCTTAATGTTCCGTCACCCATTTCTGAAGGGCTAAGTGCAGCCGCGATTAATGCCAAAGGGCCACCAAATCTTACACCAATGCCGAGTGCTGATTTGAAAGCATTAGCCATAGCTACTCCAATTCCGCCGGCTCCGGCAGCCCCCGCAGCGCCTGTTCCAAATATTTTTCCAAGTGTCTTTCCTGCTAAAAATTTACCAGAACCTAACCCTAGACCAATAGCAAATAAAGACCACGGGTTTTCAATAAATCCTAGCACTTTACCAAGCAGCGTTGCTAAAGATTTAGACAAGTCACCTATAGTTTGCGCCATGCTTAAAAAATCTTGCTTTAATTTATCCCAATCCATATCTGTGATAATAGATACAACACTGTCCTCGAGACTCGAAAAGCCACCACCAGTTTTATCATCTATGAAGCCTTTAATAAAATTATAACCAACGAAGGCTCCGGTTCCAAACATGGCTAAATTTTTAGCAAAAGACAAAGCACCTCTAATGCTTAATGCTTTCGAAACTGCTTCTCCAATTTTATCTACCATTTTATCAGATCTTGCATCAGAATCTGCATAACCTTTTTCTGGATCTGGCGCAGAAACTTCGTCAAATTGATCTTTAGTTCTTTGTTCTGTTACTGCCTGTTGAGCCAAATCGTTTTGTAATTGCAAAATTCTAGTTTGTTCTACTACGTTAGACGAAATTGTATCAAAAACACTCGAAAATTTGCTTAATTGTATTTTCACAGATCTTATCGAATTGGTGCCACTATTGCGAACCAACTGACCTTCGTCTTTTAATCTTTGAATAATAGCTTCTGTTTCTGGTGACAAAGTTGCAGCCATTTTATTTACCTATTCTTATTGTTTTCGTTTTGTTTTTCTATAAATTCAATTAACATGGAAAAATAAAGATCTCTTTCATACGGTATTAAATTTTCTAAATCTGCTATAGAGTATTTATGATGCTGTGCCATGGAAAAAATTATTTTATAATATTCAGACAACGACGTGTGGCACAGCGCTAGATAAAAAAACTTCGCATTCCTTCTATAACAAATGTTTTATCAACCCCGTTTTTGTTTTTGTATTTCATTTCGTGTCTTAACTTTGGCATAGTTTCAAAAAACGTTTGAATACCTTTTATAACGCTTCCAGTCAAGTCTTCCATGAAGGTATCAATTTCTTCTGGAGAATAGTCTTTAAAATTATAAACTTCATCTGCAGAAGCAACTTTATCTAAACAAGAAATCATCATGAAATAATTTACTAGAGGATCTTTAGGATCTAATTCGCTTATTTTAATAAATTCATTAATAGTTGGATATTTTAAATAAAGAATATAATCTTCACTTATTTTTATTTCATTCGTGTGGTTTTCATCTTTCGTAACTCTGATGTTTTCAATATCAAGTTCAAGTTTAATACTTTCTTCTGTATCGGGATCTTTAATTGCGAAAGTAATAGTATTATCTACTGACTTAGATCTTAAGACTAATAACACGTATTCTAAATCAAACATCGCTAATTCGGAAACGTCTTTGCCAATCAGGCAATTATTTACTATTTGCTTAGAAGCTATGATTTCTTGAGCGCCATCTTTTGATTCTTGAGCAACTAAAAGAATTTTTTCTTCTTTAACAGTGAATGGTCTGTATTGAACTTTTTCACCGTTAGACGGCAAATTCATTTCAAAAATAGGCAAATCAATCTTTGGTAGCGCCATAATTTAGTTTCTCCTAATTATCTAATGTAATGTTTATGATATATTATCGAAAACATTTGTTACTTTTGTATATCTATTCACTGCATCCTGAACTGATCTAGGAACCAGATTTTGACCAATTAACTGCCCAAAATTTCCTATAGAGTTAATGAGACCAAGAATTCCGTTTCCTCTGCCGTTTGCTGCTTGGGCGTTGCCAAATCTTTCACCGCTGAATTGTATTCTGTCATATTGGAAGCTTACTGGTAGAACAACGATTTGATCAGTGTTTTCCCAAGCTAAATCAATATCACCCATTTGTAACGGAAAAGCACCATCTAAAATAACTTCGTAATATTGTCCAGTCTTTTCATAATTTACAGAGTAATGTCTGATTACTACTGTACACGAATATTCGTCTTTATATCCTAATTCAAATGGAAGTCTTCCATCTACTTCTGAAAAAGGCCCGGCTGCCGTGCTATAGTTTACTATATGCTGCGCCCAAGAATGGAAAAACGTAAGAACCTGGCTATCTGAGTCGAGCATAAAAATAGCTTGTACTGGTTCTGGTGTCCAAGTCATTGGAAATACTTTTCTCATCTGCCCAGGAGATTCATACGTTGTTGAATTAAATACCATTCCAGGCATTGTTACGTTTTTGCAAAAGAATGTAAGATCTCGCGAATTTGCTCTAGACTTAGATCCTTTTAAATTTAATATTTGAACTTCAAATAAGGAAGATCTGGCTGGACCGCCAAACCAATCCATCTGAGCTTTAAATTCTGATACTCTAAATGACATTATCTTCCTCTTATGATTTTTCTAGAATCATTATATACTTGTGTTTTATTAGCACCAACGAATTGTGGAGATGGTAAGAACAAAGCAATATCCCATTCTGCTGGATTAACATAGACAAGTTTAGATCTTACGTGATCTGCCAAATAGTGTTTAAGTGTGGGTTTAAATTCTCTAAACTTAGAAGCGTTATTTAATATATCAAATGATAATTTCAATTTTGTATTTTCATCAAATGTTTTATTACTAGCGGTGTCATACAATGCGTCCATAAGTTTTGCTCTAAGTATTGGTGGAAGATAATGCATGTTTAGACCAAGGAACCCACCTTTAGCCTTATTTATTGGAAATATTAGCGGAAACCTATCATAGTATGGTAGTGTAGCTTTATGTTTAGGATCGTACACAAACATATACATGTGTCCTAATCTAAATCTACTTTCATAACGATCAGAGCCCATTTCTTTTATAAGTTTAGAATCTTTAACGTCAGCCAAGCGGACGCCTTTGGCCTGATTACGGTACCAATTTCTTGCTTCTTGCGTGCGAGCAGGAATTTGTCCGGCTCTAATACCTTTAAGAAGAATATCATCAAAAACTTTAGCTGCCATTTATTTTATCCCAAGCTCGTGTTCTGTGTAAATTAGAAAGTCCCATCCTCTTTGCGCACACCAAATTCTAGCTGCTTTCCATTTAGCGTCATTAACGCCGTATGTTTTAACCTCATTTAAAAACCTTCTTGAAACTCTTCCGGTTTTTGTATCATTTCTTTTGCTCATATCAGGTGGTCTTACTTGCGATGCTGGTTTAATTTCTATCATTAAAGTCTTTTGTGTCCCATCGTTATTTTTTCTGTGTACAACAACATCAGGATAATATCTGTGGCGCTTTCCGTCAATAGGTGATAAGTAAGGTACCACGTACTCTTCACTTGCCCACCATAAAACATCTGGATGTTCATCTACGTATCTAAAAAATTTAAACTCCCATGAAGAACGATAAATAATTTTAGTAGGATCACCTCTGTATTTGCTTGGGTTTTTTGGTTTAAACCTGCCCTTGTGCGCCACTCTTAACCTCATAATTTGGTATAAATAGAAATGTATTGAACTATTTATAAGAAAAAAGGCAAAAGATAAATGGCAGGCATATCACCAAGTAGACCTGAAGTTAAGTATAGAGATCAAGAATATGGCAATTCTATATCTCAACTTAGATTTCCTGACAAGCCTTTCCCGCATAGTATTCTTTTAGTATTTAAAAGATACAGCTATGACGGGTATGGACAAGATGGTGCTACCGGATCTTTTAATAGTTTACTTAGAGCCGCACGAGATAGTACAGGCAGATCTAGCGGGTTAGGCTTGAGATCTGCAAGTTCTATAGAATTACCTTTTCCAAAACAATTAGTAGATAATACCAGCTTAAGAATGAATGGCTTTGAAAGAGATATTTTAACCGAACAAATTGCGCAAAGAATAAATGGATATTTAGAAGGTGGGTCTGGTTCTACTGTTTCAGATATACCAGGAATTATACAAAGCATGGGAGCAGGAATGTCTTCTATGTTAACTGACTCGACCAATGGCAGTTTAAACACGATGCTTAAAAAAGCTTTAGGAGCGAGTGTAGCTGATGTTGCTTCTGCGGCTCAGTACTTACTAAGGAAATCTCTTCCTGGAGATATTCAAAAATCTATTAATAACGCAACCGGCCAAGCTATTAACCCAAGAGAAACTATGGCATTCGAAGGCGTAAATCTTAGAACACACCAGTTTAATTGGGATTTGTTTCCAAGTAATATGGCAGACTCGGAAAGAATTAGAGAAATTGTAAACGTAATTAAAAGAAATTCTCTTCCTGAAACAGTATCACTTGGTACTATTTCTAAAGCCTTTCTTCGTTACCCTTCAACGGTTGATATGTATCTCATTGGAGTAAACAGAGAATATTATATGAAATTCAAAACTTCTATGGTAACAAGTTTTGGAGTTGATTACGGTGCAGGCGGGACTTTGTCGATTATGAAAGGCGGTAAACCAGCTGGAGTAAATATTTCAATGCAACTTTCAGAGCTAGAAATTGAAACTGCCCACGATTACGGTGCTGCCGAAAATAATGTGATGGCACCCGTATCATTAGTACGTTCTG